CGCTATTGAGGCGATTACCTTTCCAACTGGCGGAGGACTTGCTCCTAGCGATGCAACTTACATATTACAAACACCTTGGTCTCCAAGTGGTGAACTTCCTAATCAGCAAGCGTTAAGTCCATTAGCAACTGGATTTATGACATCCGTTACAGCTACAGGAATTGTAAGTACTAGAACATTGTTAGGCACTGCTAATCAAATTAATGTCACAAACGGTACAGGTACAGGCAATCCGGTTTTTAGTTTATCCAGTTCGCTTGTATTGCCCGGAACAATGACATTCGGTGGTAACGTAGATGCAGATGGTTACAATATCTCCAACATTGGCCAAGCAAACATTGGAAACATTCAAATATCTGGCAACAGTATTATTTCTACTGACACCAATGGTAATATCAACCTAACTCCAGATGGCACAGGTGATTTAGTTTTAGATGGCTTGAATTGGCCACAAGCAGATGGCACTTTAAATCAAGCACTAACTACAGATGGCGCTGGTCAATTAGGCTGGACTTCATTTGGCGCGCCTTTTACCCCCGCAGCTTTGACTTCTGTCAGTGATAGCAACGTAACCATAACACTTGGTGGCACACCAGCTACAGCTCTTTTGCAGGCATCTTCAATTACCATGGGTTGGTCTGGTTTATTGCCAATTTCCAGGGGTGGTACTAATACAAGTATATTAGGAACAGCTGGGCAATTAGCGCAGTCTGACGGCACAAAATACGCTTGGACTACTGCAACTTATCCTGCAACTGCTACAGCAACAGGCACTATATTAAGAGCTGATGGTACTAACTGGGTGGCAACAACTGCAACATATCCTGCAACAACTACCATTAATCAGATTCTTTACAGCTCTGCCAATAATGTTATTGGTGAAATTACAACAGCGAATAGTGCCGCTCTTGTTACAAGCTCTACAGGCGTTCCAGGTTTTACATCAAGCATGACTAATGGCCAGCTTGTTATTGGCTCAACTGGCGCAACTCCTGTTGTAGGCAGCATTACGGGTGCGGGTTCAATTACAGTAACTCCAGGTGCTGGTACAATCCAAATATCAAGCTCGGCTGGTGGCGTAGTTAACCCAGGCACAGCAAATGAATTAGCTTATTATGCGACAACTGGTTCAGCTGTTTCTGGATTAGCAACTGCAAATAACGGCGTATTGATTACTAGTGCTGGTGGTGTTCCAAGCATCAGCTCTACATTACCCACAGCAGTTCAAGGTAATATTACAAGTGTTGGCACAATTGGCTCAGGTACATGGAATGGCGGCATTATAGGTTCTGCTTATGGCGGCACAGGCGTCAACAATGGCACAAGCACAATTACCTTAGGCGGAAGCTTAACGACATCTGGAGCTTTTGCTTCAACATTCACTATGACAGGGATTACGGCAGTAACTTTCCCAACAAGTGGCACTTTAGCAACAACTTCTCAGTTGCCAACACCTTCAGCTATGACTAAAGTTGACGACACCAACGTCACTTTGACTTTGGGTGGAACCCCAGCTACATCATTGTTACAAGCTGTATCATTAACTTTGGGATGGTCTGGGCAGTTAGGCGTAACTAGAGGCGGTACAGGCGCAAGCAGTGTTGGAGCTAACGGGACATTAGCACAAAGCAATGGCTCGATTTATACATTCACAACGGCAACATACCCATCAACAACGACTGCAAATCAATTACTTTATAGCTCTGCAACAAATACAGTTGGTGGTCTAGCAACTGCTAATAGTGCAACTTTGGTGACTAATGCGTCTGGTGTTCCTGCTTGGACTGGGTCAATGACCAACGGACAATTATTAATTGGCTCAACAGGCGCAACACCAATTCCTGCGACATTAACAGCAGGACCCGGTGTCAGTATCAGCAATGGAGCTGGCTCAATAACAATTAGTGGGACTGGTTCTGGTATAGGATGGACAGAGGTAACAAGCACAAGCCAAACTATGGCTGCTGATAATGGCTATGTTAGCAACAATGCAGGTTTAGTAACCCTAACATTACCAACTGTTGCTGCTTTTGGTACCGCAATTACCGTTTTAGGTAAAGGCGCAGGTGGTTGGAAAATTGCTCAAGGAGCGGGCCAGCAAATTCATTTTGGGTCTGTAAGTTCAACAGCAGGAGCAACTGGATATTTGTCGAGTACAAATCAATATGACAGCATCCAATTAATATGTATAACCGCTAATAATGAATGGGCATGCATAGGGTCTCAAGGCAATATAACAATTGCGTGATAACCGCAAGGGAAAATACCTTGGAACAAAGGATTAAAAATGAAAAAAGGCGATAATCATGACGACGCAAAATAGTATTAATACAAGTCTAGCAGGCCAAACTGGCACAGGGAAGTTTGTTGGTGATACCGCTCCGACTATGACTAATGTAACAATTAATGATATTAACATTAACACGGACACAATTAGCACTGTTACAACTAACGGCAATTTATATTTAGAGCCAAATGGAACAGGTCATGTTGATGTTGGAGACCCAGGTCTCGAAGTGGGCAATATCCTAATTGATGGCATTGCATTTAATTCCAGATTCAGAGTCAACGATATTGGCAATACTGCGCCTGCAATGGTGACAATTCACAAACATTCAACTACGCAAGAACCATTACAAATCGCAGCTAGAAGTAATTCTAATACTTCGGCTCATGCAACTGTTACTGCAAACATGCCTCTTTACAGCATGTACGCCACAGGTTGGTTAAACAGTTACTACGGTATTTTTGGTCAAATTCGTTTTAGTGCTGATAGTACTGGAACTTTGGCTGATGGCTCAGCTCCAGGTAAACTAGAATTATTGGTTACGCCTAATGGAGCAGTGATTCCTGTTACAGCTTTAAGCATTAGTAATGCTGGTGTTACAACCCTTGCAAATGCATTGCCTGTTGGTTCGGGAGGTTCAGGTAGAACTACAGCAACAGCCTATTCAGTGATTTGTGGCGGGACTACATCAACTGGCGCACAACAATCAGTGGCTAGTGTTGGAACCGCAGGCCAAGTTTTAACAAGTAACGGTGCTGGCGCACTACCAACTTTCCAAACTCCTGCTGCCTCGGCTCCTACTATAACAATATACACAAGTGGCTCAGGTACTTATACTGTTCCTGCTAACGTTAAATCTTTGAACATTTTGATGTGTGGCGGAGGCGGTGGCGGTGGTGGTGTTCGTGTAGGAGCAGGCGCTGGAGGAAATGGAGGCACAACAAGTTTTGGCTCTTGGACGGCTATAGGCGGGACTGGTGCAATAGCTACAAATGGCCCAAATAATCCCTCAGGCCCAGGAGCTGGCGGCAGTGGTGGAGCATCTGGGACTGGCACGCAAGTATTTCGTGTTGCAGGTGCAAGTGGAGGTTCAGGCATAGGTATTACTTCTATAGGCATGACATCACAAGGCCCTGGAGGCGGTTCGATTTTATCAGGTGGAAATGCTTGGTTTCAGGGAACCGCTGACGTTAACGGTCTTCCTGGAATGGATCAAGGCGGTGGTGGTGCTGGTGCTGCTGGATCTGATAATTCTGCGGCGGGGGGCGGTGGAGGAGGCGAGCAAGTTCAATTTATAATTTCCTCTCCTGCTGCAACTTATTCTTACGCAGTAGGGGCTGGTGGGACAGCTGGGGCAGGGTCTGCAACTGGTGGGGCAGGTGGCTCTGGCGTAATTATTATCACAGAATATTATTTTTAAGGGTAAATATGAAAAAGTCCAAAACCAACTGGATTAAAGGGGCTATCAAACGCCCCGGAGCGCTTAGTAAAAAACTAGGTGTGCCGGTAGAAAAAAATATACCAATGACAAAATTAAAAAAAGCTGCTAAATCTAGTAATAAAACCACTGCACGTCAAGCAAGATTGGCTATGACTTTGAAAAAAATTTCAGCAAAACGTAAAGGAAAATAACATGAAAATGGTGAAGCGTGAAATGAAAAAAGGGATGTTGGTTAAAGGTAAAGCCGCTGCAACTAAAAAAGGCATGAAACAGAATGTCAAAGTAATGGAGAAAGCTGGCTATTCTAAGAAGCGTGCTATTGGTACAGCTTATGGCGAAGTTGGTATGGAGAAAAAAGCTAGACGTGATGAATCAAAAGGCATGAAAAAAGCTATGAAAAAGAGAGGAAAATAATGCCACTCAAAAAAGGCTCAAGCCAAAAAACAATTAGCAGCAATATTCGCAAGATGATGAAAGAGGGATACCCTCAGAAGCAAGCGATTGCAGCTAGTTTGTCATCAGCAGGAAAATCAAATGCCAAGAAAAAACGTAAGCCTAAGAAAAAGTGATAAGAACCCAAAAGGCGGTTTGTCTGCTAGTGGTCGTAAGCGGATAAACCGTTTAACTGGATCTAATTTACAAGCACCAGTATCACGTGAGCAAGCAAAAAAATCTCCTAAAGCTGCTGCACGCAGAAAAAGTTTTTGTGCTAGAATGTCTGGAGTCAAAGGACCGATGACAGATGCCAAAGGTCGACCAACAAGAAAAGCTCTAGCATTGAAAAAATGGGATTGCTAAATGAAAAAAGCGATATGGGACAAGCCAAGACCAAAAGGTTTAGGCAGGCCAAAGAAGCTAACGCCTAAGCAAAAGACCAAAGCGAAAGCCATGGCTAAGAAAGCGGGCAGGCGATGGCCAAATTTAATTGATAATATTAGAGTAGCCAGAAAAAAATAATCATCCCCATTTGGGGATTTTTTTTACCTGTATGAAAATTTCAAGGAGAAATATTTCATGATTTGTCACGCCTTAAATAAATTAATATCAAAAAATAAAGCATATTGTTTAATGGGGCTACTATTTATACACGCTTGCTGGGTGACAATGGCTACAGATATAAAAATAATAGGCAAAGGATATAGACGTAACTTGTTTTCTTTGCAAAGATAGAAGAGTGTTACCGGAGAACTAGAATGAAAATGAAGAAGAAAGGCAAAGGTGGCCGTGGCAAAGGCTGCAAGTAAATACACTCTAGTATTTACCAACCGATTAGGCGTTGCTTTTTCGGCTAAAATGCCTACCCCTGGTTTTTCAGCTCCTTGTTTTACTGGGGGTATTTTTTGAAACGTTCCTTTATTCTTGCTGGACTTATCATTTGCGCTAGTTTTCTTAGTACATGTTCTCCAAACGAAAACGTCAACTTTGTAGGAGTTGTAAGGGTTACACCTATAAACGATGGCGTTTTTCAATTAAACCAAAATTTAATAGCTGATATTGACGATAAGTCTGTTATTATTCCAAAGGGCTTCATTACGGATTTTGCATCAATACCAAAGTTGTTTTGGTCTGTTGAATCACCTTTTGATATGAAAACAATAGCGCCTTCAATATTGCACGATTATCTTTATACCTGCCCAAACAATTTAAGCAGACAGAAAATTGATAGCATATTTTACTCATCTCTAATTGACAATTTAGTGAATCCTGTTAAATCTTACCTGTATTGGCTGGCAGTTCGTATTGCCGGGAGTAGTCATTTTAACAAGGATAATCATTGTGCAATTGCGAGCAAAGAGTACAACCAAAAAGTTTCACCTTAAGCCAGAAGACAAAACGCAGATGGCAATACTGGATTATTGCAGGTTACGTTATCCAGAACTAGCTGAGTGTGTAATAAAAATACATAATGAGGGGCAACGGTCACGCTCAACAAATAAGATTTTACCAAGACTTGGATTGCGTCCAGGTGCCAGTGACTTATTTTTTGCGTACCCAACATCTAAGTATCCCGGCTTATTTATCGAGGTGAAAAAAGATGGTTGGAAACCAACCGCAGCACAGAAAGAACATTTAGCTAGACAACAAGCTTTTATCAACCAAATGAAATCAAAAGGTTATATGGCTGAGTGGGCAATTGGTACTGATTTGGGGATTGCAATCATCGATGCCTACATGAGGACTGTTTAATGTATATTAGGCTGCCCTCAATCGTCCCATTTCCCCACCAAGAAAGAATGTTTAAAGCTGTAAACGAAGGCAAGCATATTTTAGCGGTTATCCATCGCAGGGCAGGAAAAGATATTGCTTGTCTTCAAATGTGGATTCTAAGAGCTTTACAGAGGGTTGGAACGCATGTTTATTTATTTCCTCTACTGCAACAGGCCAGAAGCGTTATTTGGTCTGGTATGGATTTTGATGGAAAGCCTTTTTTAAGCAACATTCCCGAGTGCCTGATTGAATACAAGAATGACGCTAGAATGGAAATCAGATTAATCAATGGCAGTCGTTTAGTGTTAGCCGGTAGTAATAACCTTACTGGCTTAATTGGAACCAACCCAGTTACAATTATCTATTCTGAGTTTGCACTACACAACCCTAATGCGCGGCAATATCTTAATCCAATTATTGTACAGAACAAAGGTATTGAGATTATACAGAGCACGCCACGAGGCAAGAATCATTTATGGGAATTGTTCGAGACCGTGAAGGACAATCCAAAATACCATATTGAGCATCTTGGTATAGATAAGACTACTAAAGCTGACGACAGTCCTATCATTACCTTGGAAGACATTGAGGACATTAAAAAGCGCGGCATGTCTGATGAGATGATTGCGCAAGAGTTCTACTGTGATTTCACAACTGGTAACCAAGGTGCTTATTTTACACGTGAAATGCATGACATGGATATTGAAGGTCGTTTATTACCATTGCGAGCCAATCCAAACTTACCATTACACAGCGTATGGGACTTAGGGGGAACAGATGCGACCGCAGGATGGTTATTCCAGGTTGAAGGTAATTACATCAATTTACTTGCTCTCTTACACGATACTGGCTACGGCCTTAAGCATTTTCTTGACTGGGCAAACAAGCTTAAAGAGCAATGGGGGTGTCAATGGGGAAATCACTTTGGGCCACATGACATTAGCCAAAAACACCAAGGTTGGGAACAGGCAGAGTCTAGACTTATGCAAGCAAGACGCGCAG